GGTAATGTCATTAGCAGCAAAGTCGCCGTTCGAATCACGGAAAACCAGCGTTGACGCGGTGTTGCTAGCGGTCGCGGCATCAAGTTTGATTTTGTCCGCAGACGACATCAAACCCGGATCGGTGCTGTTCACCAAATTCGGGGAAATGGTGATACTGCCGTTGCTTTCAGTAATTGTTAGGCCAGCAGCGTTTGCCCCACCGGAAGAGACAGCGTGGATGGTTTTACGCCACCCGGATCCGTCATACCACTTGATGACATCCTCGGTGGTGTTATAGATAAGGCGGCCAACAAAGTTACCGGTGTTGGGATCAGTCGCGAGGCTTTCGAAACGACCGTTCAGAATCTGGTTCTGTACCAGATTGAGATCGACTACAAACTTTGTTGATGCCATTATGGCGTCCTTCCGGTCATGTTAGAAAAGCAAACCCGGCGAACGGGCTGCCGAACTCAAGGATTAGATCCGTTTCGCTTACATATGTTACCTCACCAATCACCTGCGTTTTTGCACTATCCACAACCATGATTGACGGATAGCCACCTAGTGGATGGGTAACATTCCATGTTGATGCCGGAACGGCCTGTTCATGAATGTAGCGTTGGCTTTGTTCGAAAGAAAAAAATGGCTCTTCGGGCCATCCGCCAACAAGGCGTTTCGGACCCCAAAAGGAGGCGGGAACAGTAAGATCAATATAAAGATCCCCCACATTTCCCAAATCTGCTGGCGGATCGCCATTTCCATACAGAATGGTGCCGCCGGGTGCGCCTTGCGTGCCGATCAGACTGATGTAAGCAGTAAGACGATCCTCTGAAACCTCAACCTTGTTGGAAAGTTCCCGGACTTCTACTTGTGGCCTGTCCGCGTTCACGGTGTGGGAACTCATCGCGTCACCTCAAGGTCGACCCGAACTTTTCCTTTGAGAAGCCGATGAATTTTTCCTGAGGGCTCAATAATTTCAAGGTCGTAAACACCCTCGTCATCAAGACCTGCCGTAGCCTCGGCACTCAAATATAGGCTTATTGTTCCAGCGGCACCACCCAGAGTGATTCCGCCGTTTTCGGTTGTTAAAGAAACCTGAACATCCGTGCTGTCGATTTCTTCCCGTATGTACATTCGTGCCGTGTAGTCAGTGAAGTTAAACAGGCTTTCGTCTGGGTTTCGAACAGTTATTAGACGTTCAAAGGTTGCACCTTGATCCATGTTTATGTTGTAGACGCCTGCGATCACTGCAATCCTCCAACGACGGTGCTAATAGATTTTAGCGTGTGGCAAGGCTTTTCCGTTGTTAGGAAAGCGAAAGCGAGGCGGCCATTTTGACCGCCTCGCTTTCGCCTTGTCGGGAGGATTGATTCAGGCGTCTTGCGCCTTCTTCCCATCGAAGAACGAGGCGACATCGGGGTCGCCGATCTTCTGGGAGGCAACCGCGAGAACGGCACCTACGAGTGGCAGCAGAAGGGCAATGAGTTCGGGATCCATGTCGTACTTCGCAGCGAAGTACACAAAGAGGCCCATAACGCCGCCCTTGGCGCCCTGATCAAGAGTCTGAGTCTTCTTCATCTTCATCTCCAATGTTTCCGACATAGCCCGTTGTGATTACTATGTCTTGAGCACAGTTTAGCATTCCTGCGGCTAACCAAGAGGTTATTCCTTCACTGGCAGTTATGTGAAGGTCTTTTGTGTTATCGGTTATGCTTTCCGCAACTATGATCCAATTGGTGATCATTCGTTGAGGGAACGCCTCTTTGACCATTGCCTCAAGGTCAATGTCTTGTTCGTCAGCCATAACCGGCCCCTAACCGTGTTGAATGCTCACCCCAAGATTTAGAGACTCGCGACACACGAATGAGTGACAATGAAACCTGCTGGAACAGTTAGAGCAACCGCTCCCAAAACGATGTCAGACGGAGTTCCAACAACCCCGCCCGGAGTTTCCGAGGTCAGCGTCTCAATATGGATGGCCCACCTGTCACCACCATAATGATCGGTGACGCGACATTCCTGCGCGCCACTCAAAAAATATTTTGCCGACTCCTCAATCGATGTGATAGTTCCAGCCTTGTATCCGTTGTAGTTCGTTTCCAACTGCCAACGCCAGTATTCGTACAGACCGGCAGTTGCCACATCATAAAATTCGATTTCCGACCACTCAAGATAGGTGACAGAACCTGACGATTCGGTGGTGACACTTCCAGCATCCGACCACTCAAGTGTTGAGTTCGGTGACGACGTTGCAACATCGGTAAGAGTGAACGTCCCATCAAAATCCGTGGTGTCAAACACTTTGACCTGATCGCCGATTTGAAGCCCAGAAGCGTCGCTAGACGAAACAGTTGCCGTCACTGTCCCAGATCCGTCCCTGCTGATCGAAACGATCGCCATGTCCTCCGCATCAATGTCATCAACCGATGATTGAATAGTTGACCACGTTGTTGGGAGGTTGCCCCACGCCGTCGTTGAAGTTGAAGATCCGAGAAGCGTGATGCCGGAGAACTGTGAAAGCCATTTCACAAATTCATCTGTTACTACGTCCGGTTCCACCATTCCGCTCAGCGTGTGAACATCATCCTGATCTTTTCCGCTTTCAATGTCCCTGTACCGGAAGTGTTTTCTTTGCTGATCCGACAGACCGGCATAGCCGAGGCCAACATCCATCATTCGGGCCATCGGGAAGGACGGGAACTGCTGCTGAGAATCTTTCTGTAGTAGCACGTCAGGAAGAAGTGTCACACACTCCCTGATGAAACTGTTTCGCGTGAAAGAAAACTCAATGTATGCGACAGGAAGTGAAAGGTAGAGCGGTACTTGCTCATGGCCGCTGATCTCAATTTCAACAGAGAACGATTGCGTTGAGGTGGTTTGTGGAATATCGATCGGTTCTGCCCTGACGATCGACCACCTGTTCGAAGCGCAAAGTTCCTCCCTGACAGTGCTGTCAGATGAACTGATCCGCGTCAAAGTTGTTTTAGCCGTGACGTTTCTGTCAGATTTAATCCGATAATGGAATGAGAAGTCATCCCCACGGTCCTCAATCGCAGAAGACACATTGTCGACAGTCAATGTTACGGGGTTGGTGTCCGTCGGCGTAATTCTCAGGCTGTGACGCGGGCTGTACTCAATCCCCGGAAATACAAGCATGTCTGCGTCGGTTGCGACGGTCGCGTTTCCACTCGTCACACTCCACGATCCGACAGTATTGACAAGATTTGCGTCTGATTCGGGCAACAGATTTACAACAAGTTGCGCTGTTTCTTGGAAACTGTTTGCTCCATGTGCCATGGTTCGCCTCCCTTAGAGGGCGCCGACAGAAACTGTTGCGACCGGCAGCGAGCCGTCGTACGAGAAAAGACAGTCACCTGAGGAGCCATCAATTGACCCTTTGGTTTCTCCCGCGTCAAGAGCGATTGTCACATCATCCACATAATCAACGCCGTTTACTTGAGAGGCACGTGTCAGGATGGAGTTTGCCCGTACCCGTGTCGACCAGTCCCAACTGTCAGCGGACAGATAGTCGGTGATCACGGTGTCTACTGCCGTTCTGACGGATAGTTCATCGAAGCCTGCCAAAACTTTGATGGTGATTGAAACTTCGATGTTTACCAGCAGGGCGTTGACGATGTAGTAGTTCAGTCCGGCAATCAGTCGTCCATCAACGTCAGAACGGATCGTTTCCTTGTCGGCTGCTGTCAGTGAAGCGCCTTCTTCGCCTGACACGACGGTTACCGTGGAGCCACCAACATCCGTCCTACCAGTCGACAATCCTTCGATTATGTCAAGGTGGTATCCGTCGCTGTATACCTCGCCAGTTGAAGCACCAACCGTGTTCGTGAAATAGATAACCCTGTCAGGTGATGATCCCACCGATCCGACTTCAAACTCTCCATTGAACTTGGCGTCGCTTGCTCCGTGGATCACAAACTTGTCCCCAGCCGAAGGGACAGCGGAAAAATCGTTGTTCGGGTCCGCCGTGAGCGACGCACCAAGATTGCCGCTGCTCTCAAAAATTGTTACACCGTCAGACTGGTCGATGAGCGCATTGTTGATTGTGGTTACACGGTGTGCTTCGGCGTAGTTCGCAAGAACATAGTTGGTGATCTGTAGCGGGGTTACGAGCGCTTCGGACAGGCTTGCCAAATAGGTTGTTCCACGATCGAAATAATCTTCGTCGCTTTCCCCAACAGCACCTTGGGTGAGTGTTCCAGATGTTGCGCATGAAAGAAGACGGTTTGATGCAACAAGGATCGTCAACGATGTTCCGTCTGCGATAAACGGCTTCAAACCGGCACTAAGTGCCACCACGGGAACGTCACCGCTTGTTGATGAACCCGAAGCAATTGTTGCCGACTGCGTGGTGTAGAAAATGTGTTGGGTGCTGATCCCGTCAACCGTCTCAAGGTATGACACCTGTGTGCCTGCCGGGATTGTCGCCCCAGCAGTATCGATGGCGGTGAACACGACATTTCCGGTTGCGAATGTTGCCTCGGCGCGTTCCAAACCGATGAGGCGCAGCACGCCTTCCATCAGGCCGTTCGGAAGACGGTTGATTGAACCGGTCATCACGCCAGCGACGTATGACATGGCTTGTAGCAGGGCGTCTTCTACGGTGCCTTGGCGTGGCTGGAACTCCGGGAGAGCCGTCTGGGCGTAGGTGATGGCTTCCGCATAGATGTCTGCTGGCTGTACGTCGTTGACCGTCAGGTCCACGTACTGCTTGAAGTCTGGTGAGGCCATTACTTACTCCCTGACCGAAAAGGTGATTTTGATTTGCGATTCGCCTGAGTCGCTTTCGGCGATGTCTAGGCTTTCGATGGCAACTTCCGGTACGAAATATGCTGCCGTCAACGCAAGTTGGTCTCGTGATTCTCTGTCGAATACTGGATCTTCGCACCCGAACTCTGGGGTGAGGGGAAGTTCTCCGGGCTTTATTTGTGCGGCGAGGGCGAGGAGTTGCGCATAGTAGGCGTCTGAGCCTTCGGTCAGATTTTCCACGTTTCCTGAGGAAAACCTGATGGGGAAGCGCAAGGTGTCCATAATGACATTTTGCCACGTTTCTGTGGCTATCAGAGGACTTCCCCGAGGATCACTACCTCGTCAAACTGGTTGTTGAGGAAACCGCACAGTACTTTTGTTCCCACTTCGATGGTGCTGCTGGCTTCTCCGTCGTATGTGATTCCCGATACCCCAACTCCAAGCCTCAGGCATGGTCCGAAAGCGAAATCTGGGACTATTTGGGGGATGGTGACGAACACTCCGCCACTGTCGGATCTGGTGACATTGCCGACGTACAGTCCGGACTGGGTAAGCGGATTAGATGCTGTTTTGGATGGTGAGGTGTAGTTGATCATGTCATCTGTCCGTTGGCGGCCTGTTGAGGTTTAGCAGATTGGGCATGTCTTTACGCAACTCATTGCTTATTCTGGTCAAAACAATGTAACTTGCGCTTGTGTTGCCGTATTTTCTAGCAAACTGATTGTACAAAGCAGTCTGACCCTGATATGAGGTTGCTTCCCAAATTTCTCTAGCATCCTTCAACGCACGATTGTACGTGTCCGAGAAAAGACGCCCAGAAGAAATACCCAACAGTTTCGTCAGTTCGGTTCGCAAAGCGTTCTTGATGGTGATTGTCACACCACCTTGACCAGTTTCAACAACATTGCTTGACAGTAAACCCATAACGGATTTCACTGCCAGATAGGCAACGCTTGTTGTGCCGCCTTCCACGGTTACACCCATCTGGGTTAGGCGAGCATCTTTACCGCTAATTGTCGCTTGCTCCCAAATATCTTCAGCCCACAGCAGCGCGGTCTGCACCAGCCTGTTGTAGTCATTTGAATGTTCCGTGTATGGCTTGGTATTTGGATCAATTCCAATGAAACGCTTCACATAATCTTGGATTGCTGTTTCTATCCCCAGTGGCAGCGCCGAAGAGTCTGAAGGCGAAGTGTAACCACCGTTCCCACCTCCGGCGGGTGCCTCGGGATCAGAAGGGATGCGGAATGAAACGGTAACAGGATCCGACACACCTTCTTCGAAATCTACAGCAGTTATCAGATACAAGCCTTCGAAATCCGGGATACCGGTCAGATTTATGGTCATCCCCGGACGCAACTGCCGACCGTTCGTTCTTTCAACAAGGATAGAACCTTCCGCGTCCATCGGGTCGTCGTCTGAACGTCGAAGCGTTGGCATGTCGATCAACTGATATCTTTCGGCAGCACCGGGGAATGTTCCTTGAGCGGATTCGGGCCAGCCGAACGGAATCAGTGTATTTCCTTTGAAAATAAAGTCTGGGTCACCCCATTTTCCAGCGAGATTTGTTTGTGAAGTGAAAAACAGAATGTTGTTGGTTTCGAAAACAACAAACTGGTTATCGCTGGCAACGCGGGTGAGAACATCCCAAACTGATTCATCGACGTTCGCGCTGCGACCCTTAACGATGGTTTGACTTTTGATGGTTTCCTGCCCGAAGAAACCCATGCTGAATCTTGCAGCGATTGCTGCCGCGAACTGTGTTGGCGTCATTCCAGTAAACGCTTCGGCAGCCTTGTCTCGTTTCATCAACTGAATCGGCTTGCTTCTTGCCGAAATTCTGTATAACGGGTCGTAGCCAGTGCTTCGCTGAACCTCAACTGCACTGATTTCAAACAGCATGTTGTCGTATGTTATGTCACGACGAATTTGAAAATAGTTTGCTTTAGCAAACTTAAATCCGGGATCCAAAACCTCAAAGTTGATTTCCGAACACATGTCCATCGTGAACGAAACAGCAAGCCTCGTGATGGCTGGCGCAATGTCAAGATTCTGGCCAGACGGCGACCTGACAGAAATCAGGTTCGAATCGATGGGAATGAAGTTAGCCATGGCTCAGCGTGCTCAGTCGCCGAT